CAACAGAATAATCAAAACCTTTGAAATTCTCATTGAATAATTTACCAGTTTTATCTAAAAACGCATTTGTTTGCTTCTCAGCTGTTTGAGTTGCTAATTCATTTTCTTTTGTATAGCGATTGAAAAACTCTACCGCTTTCTTTTGTTCAGGAGCTAATTTACTACCTCCTTTTATTTCTTCGTAATACGTAGACTTTAAATTGTCTAAATATGTTTTAGCTTTTGAAAGCTCTTCTTTCCTAGCTATTTTCTTTTTTATCACATCTCTGTCATCATCGATGTCTTCGTCAAATGCAAAGTTCTCATCTAATAAGAACGCTACTTCATCGCCATCTAAATGAGGTTTTGATGTTTGGTAATACTCTTTTAATAACTGATCTTCATCTAAGGAATTATAATCTACGTTTAATTTAACATAATCTTCTAAGCTTCCTCCTGTTTCATTTATAAAGTTAACTACCTTTTGTATATTTTCAGGTAACTCAACACCTGCAGACTGCTCTACAATAGCTTGCTCAACTTGCTCTTCGAGTTCTTCTACTTGCTCTACAACTTCTTCGTCTGTTATTTCTTGTAGAAATTCGCTCTCTAATTCTTCTTGAACGGGTTCGTTAGTTTGAACGGACTCTGGTTGTTGTGGTATTTCTGCTTCCACTTCTTGTACAGATTCGGTTTGTTGATCTGCAACCACGTTTGCTGTTTCTTGCTCTGTATCGGCATTTGATTCTACGGGTTTTGATAAATCAAGTCTTAGAGTTCCGTCTTCAGAGACAGACGCTGGACCTGTTTGTTCTACTTGTTCAACTGCAGCTGGTGCTTCAGTTGGTTTTTCGGTAGGTTTTTTTATTTTAAACGTACCTTCTGTGTTTTGTGCTTCCGCCATGATAAAATATTATATGATTGTTACTACTATTATTACCTAGGTTCGAAGGAACCTAAGCCAAATCCACCGCCCATTACGTCATTCCCTGACGATTCAAAGTCTTTTGGTGGTAAATCTTGTTGTCTTTGAGCAATCATCTCGCTCTGTTGTGTACCTTGTATCTTAGTGCGCTTGTCTTTTCTGTCCTCCATAGAATTTTCTTTTGATTTCATAGCCTCAACTTCCATGCTCTTAAGTTTCACGTTGTATTGAAATTCTAATTCCATCAATTCTTTCTTTGCACCAACTTCTACTTGTATCCTTTGCTGCTCTATCTGACCTTTTAATTGTTCTAACTGAGACTTAGTTGCGAATAAAGCTTGGTCTTTTTGTACTTCCGCTTGCGCTGCTACTTGTTGAGCCTGCGCATTTGCTTCCGCTTGAGCCTGTATGTTAGCTTGTTGCTCTGCTTGCAATCGTTCTTGACGTTTCTTTTGCTTAACTTTTAGCAACTGATTAGCTAATTTTAAGTTTTTAACTTCACGGATGTCGATAGCATCGGATAAATCTATTAAACCTCCCTGTAAAGCTGTTTGTACGTTGTTCTCTAATACTTGTTTTTGTTCGTCGTCAGGTCTTAGCTCTAGGAATATACCAAAGTCATGTAAATGCAAATCACCTAATTCCTCTAGGGTAGCTACATTGAAAGCTCCTATTTTTTGTACAAACGATTCCCTAGCCGGGTGATATTCTAATATATCTGATATTCTAAGTGATAAGCATTCCGCTGTTTCTTTTGTTAAAAACAAACCAGCATCTAATATATGTCTTGTAGCTGTGTTTGAGTTTGCTGCCGCCATTTTTTGAATACCAACTAAAGCCCTTGAATCTTGCGTGCTACCATCTCTTGCTTCGTTTAGACCAGTTACATCTCTTATCATTTGCAGATAGTAATTGTAAGTCTGAATTAGCGTAGCCATCTTTTGCCCACCACTACCAGTTTGTATTTCCTGTATCGGAACCTTGCCCGGATTCATATCGCCGTCTTGAGTAAACGATCTACCAATAACAGATCCTGTTTGAAAGAACATATTAAGCGCTTCTTGTGGATTGTAATTAGTTCCGTTACCTAAGTCAACTTCATTAATACCATCAGCATCCAAATAAACACCGTCAGGTATCATTCTCTGTAATACTTGCTGCAACTTTAAATGAGTCAATTGAATCATATCAGCAAAACCAGTACATCTACTAACTATAGATTCTATCTTACCTTGATACATTCTTGGAGCAGTAATAGAGTAATTCATTTTAACTTTAGATGAATCGCTTTTAGGTCGCATCATATTTGGTGCCATTTCCCATTTCAATAATAGGTTAGTACCTAATACCATGACTCCTTCGTATAATACCTCTAAAGATCTTGATAGCTTTCCATACTCTGCTTCGTAAGCTTCGATAGGTGGATCATACTGATCATCCCTTACTATTACTTTCGTTGCGCCAGTTGCTGTTTCTTTAACCTTATAAACCTCATTCATATAGGTTTTATAGTTAAAATATAAAATCTGTACAACGTTTGAGTCTCTATTGTTGTTTACAGAATTTGAAGGGTTGTTGTCGTAAACACCTTTGTTCTGAGTTCCTTGCTGTTGAATTTGAGCTAACTGATCTTGTGTTAAATCAGGAAATTGTTTCTTAAGCTCATTAATAGGTATGAATTTTACTTCACCTACATAATATATATCTTGAAAATAAGGGTCTTCTGTATAGGAATATACCATATAAGCAGGATCTACATAATCAACAGTAACACCATTAGATTCCGTAAAATTATTTTTAACGGCTCCAATACCTAATATAGTTAAGTCTTCGTTTATTCTTCTCTTTGTAAGATCGTAATTGTTACCAGCTAGCATAGTATTGATAGCTTCTTCTTCCGCTATTTCTATACCTTGCTTGTAAGTAAGTTGCATGTGTAAATCCAATTCTTCCTCAGAGTCAGGTAATTTGTCAGGCCGGTTTTCAAACAAATTAATGCCAAATTGCTCTTGTGCAAAATTGTTTAATTCTTCTGTTTGTAAATCCCTAAGTATGGATTCCATGTAAGCTGTTCTTTTAGAAACGCCATATGGATCCTGAGAATAAGCTGTAATATCAAAACTTCTATCGGATATACCGTTAACTACTATATCTACAAATTTAGATAAAATAGGTACAGGTTTCCAATCCAGGTTTAAATAAGACAAATCGCCATTTATAGACATTTCGTCTTTGTACTTTTGTATTGGTTGTTCCCCTCTTGCATACAGCCTTAAAGCGTGGAATGTATTTTGATTACTTCTAAATCTAGTTGTTCCCGAATTACCGTCGAACCATTCATTAGTAATTGCTCTACCAACTTGCAATCCATAATCCTGAGACATCTTCTCTTGATCACTTACAACTTGACTTGGAAAAAAACTATTTGTTACACCTCTAGCCATATTCTTATTTTATTATCTCGGATAAATTGCCTTCTTGTCTGTATTTTGCAAATTTAACTTTCATTGTTCTTTTTTGTATTGGAGCATTCGGTCTGTATAAATCTTTATTACATGCCATCACAGCTAGCCCTGAGCTTATTGCCGCATCAAACTTTGTTCTATTATTTATATCAAACTTAGACCAATCATTTAGCGTTTCATTAAAATACATTGTGCCATAATTTCCATCCGACTTTAAACCTACGTAGCTATCTATATACATTTCTATAGCTGATGCGTGTGCTTGTTTTATATCTTCACTTGAATTCGGTATTCCACCTATTTCTTTTTCTGTTACTGATAACTTATTCCAAAGCTTATCCGGGCGATTCATTGAATACCCTCGGTATCCTCTTCTTTTAAAGTAATACAAAAGCCTAGGTTTGTTGTTTTCACATAATAAAGGCATTCCATAAAATACACAAGCCATTAATACATCTTCGAAAAATATCTCAGCTGTTTGAGGTCTTGCTACATACTCTAAAAAGAAAGTGCTCGGTGGAGCATCTTCCATACTAAACTTAGTTAAACCGTGTAAAGCTCCTTTAGATCCTCTACCGTCGGTTGTTCCAGATATATCATAACTATCACAACCAAAAGCACCCATATGCTCATTACCTGGGTGTCTAATACCATTTTTTATTACTTGACGATTTTGAATATTGTAAGAAGGAGTCCAGGTTATTAAAAACCTACCTTGAGGATTTGGGCTAAATACTACTTTAGAGTCTTTTATACCATTCTCCCATTGAAAGCTACCTTTTGTTACTACATTACTATTAGCTAAATCTTCGTTGTAATCTATTTGTTCGTATATTTTTGCTAAGTTAAAGATGCTGTTTTTAGTCTCATCTCTAAAAGCGTGTTCCTCTGTACGTGGAAACTGTCTGTAATATTCATTTAGAGCGTCCTGGTCGCCTTTTAATCCGTCAGCTTCATTATTCCAATGCTCTATGACACCAACCTCAATAGCGTCTCCGT